AACGCCGTAAGCATTGGCGATGTAACCAAGTGCGAGGTCGTGATTCTCTTCGTCCTTGACATTGGACAGTAGGACGTTCCGTGCATTTGCCGGTACGTCAGAGGCGAGAGCATCATTTATAAAATCTCCCACAGGCAGTTCCATGTGCCGCAATGCAAGTGCACGGTGGATCGCTTCCTCCGCACCCTCTTTGCATGTACCGGCAGTCGTCTGGACCGGAGTCCATTTCCTTTTTCGATTGAGTAGTTTCTCGTACGGATTCATTCTTGACAGTCACATTGAGGTTCATCAGTTGGCTCCTCAGTGATCAGGCTGGCAAGGTAGTCATCGACTTCAGCTTCATCAATAGCTGCATAAGCACTGGACTTATCTTGCACATCACCCATCACTTGGAGCGAGTAGTAAAGGGAGGTTTGCGGTGAAGCCAACCACTCTTCGATAAAGGCGTTGTCGTAGGTGACAACATCACTCCAACTGTTGAAGCTATACCCGTGAAGAAGTCCCGTGCGGCTGAGAAGAGTCATGATGCCATCGGCAACACGCTTGTAGTTTTCCCAACCGACTTCGCTGGCGATCTCTACGTCGCCATAATTGTATGTTTGTACACCGAACGTACCGCTGTCGCGGTCTACCGTCCGGCTGATAGGCGGAGCGATTTCTGGTGTTGAAGTATAACCATCCAGATCCTTGCTTCGATAACTGCACGAGGCAGTGGGTGCGATAGCAAAGGCTCGAACCATATTATTAGCACTAGCAATCTTGGCGGCAGCATCAATGCCAGAGGCAATGGCAGACACCAGTTCATAGGCTGGTGTGCGTACCACTTTTTTTGCATTGAAGTTGTCCAGAGCAACTCCGAATTGCTCATAGGTTACGCCGTACCGCCGTAGGAGATTGGCAAGTCCGAGCATTCCGAGTCCGACTTGTCGGTCTGTTTTGCTTGGCAGATATTCTCCTGAATCGCCAACCCCAGTTCGACCATGGAGTTCGCACAGTTGGGACATCCCTTCAGTAAAAGCTCTTGGAATGTCGTCATATTCACAGGCAGAGAGATTGACGTGCTGTAAAAGGCAGGTTCCCCTAGACGGCAAGTACACTTCAAGACAAACGTTTCCACGGATCCGGTTTCCATAAGGGTCGTACTTCACTTTGTTGAGCCAGACATCACCTGACTTAATAGCGAAGAGGAGTTCCTCCTTAAACGAACACCTCTCCCACCAATCTTCTGTGATGTTGATGCATCGCTTGACCCAAGGAAGTTCGGATCGAGGAGTGCTAATAAATTCACGAGCATCACTGTGGCAAAGATCGAGGTGACAAACCACAGCGCCGTTTTTGTATACTCCTCCGCGACGAAGGATTTCATTTAGCGTTGAATAGATTTTAGCGAAGGAGACTGGTCCAGATGCAACCAGTCCTTTTCCATTCTCTTCACCTCGGGGTCGCAGTTCCGACAAGTGGACCGCGCAACCTGCTCCGAAACGTAGAGCATGTGATACAAATCTCCAGCTAGCTTCGATTCCATCGGGACCCTCCATTGAGTCTTGAACAACAAATACTGTGCAGCTAACGGGGAGGCGGGAGGTGGGGTCGTCAAGCCAGGACTGAACACGGCCAGTCCTTGAGATATAAGATGCGGTGGTCATTTAACTAGATCAGAAAGTTGAGGTGGTTTATAGTTCGGTCCTTTCAAGACCTTGCCGTCGTCTCGATAGATAGGCTTGCCATCTTCACCGAGTTTTGACATGTTCGATTCATGAACTCTGATCATCGCTTCGTCCAGATCCCATTCTTGGGACGCGGCGAATTGAAAACACACGTACACGAGGTCAGCTAATTCTTTGAGCTGATGTTCTTCATCCTCGAAGTGGAAAGCTTCGTGGAACTCAGACCATTCCTCATCGATCAAAGACTTCTGGGTCGTCCTTGTAGTCGGTCCATTCGGGACTCCGTAGGCGAAGCGGAACTGGTCCGCTTGATCCATGAGGCTCGGGTGTATGTAGCAGTTCATTTTCAAGATAGTGGATAGCCTTTTTAAGGTCGGCAGTCTTTGAGTTATCACCCTTGAAACCGGCTCTGCAAATATATTTAATAGCATTGCCGAGGTGATAGTTAAGCTCTTGATCGCGGATGAAGTCCCAGACTTCTATGTGTCCGCGGGTGTAGTGGGTGGGTGATTGGGCCACTTTTGTACCAGGTTTGAAACAGTATTGGCGAGGCAAAAGTTCTGGCGTTGGAGTGCCATGAACAAAGTAATGATGTCCTTCTTGTCTGCCTCAGGTAGCAGGTCCTCAAGCCTCCGAAGCTTGAAGTTCTGCTCCATCGTTAGCTCCGTCACCGGCATCGGTGGGAGACCAGGGTATGACTTGTCCGTCATATTCGTTAGTGGTGAGAATCTTTGCGAGTCGGGCATTGATCAAGGCGTCCTCTTCAGTCAGGTCTTTATCTGTGAAAGCTTTGACAACTGTGTCCCACGTGTATCCGTGCTCATCGAATAGAGCAACGGCACGTTTGATTCCAATGCCAGGAACACCTGAGTAACCATCGGTCTGGTCACCAGCCAGTGTCTGAATCAGATGCCATCGATAGCCTTCTTCTTCAGTGATCTCTACAAGTTCATCCATGTTGTACAACTTGCCAGGGATCTGTCGCATGTCCTTATCAGGACTGACGATTACATTGCCTGGGTTAGCTGTTGCATAGATACCCATTGCATCGTCAGCTTCCAGCGTGGGGATGCGGATCACCTCGTACTGTTCAGACAGTGCGTTGATGACACGTTTGTATCCACAGGGCTTTTTACGATTTCGATGACCCTTGTAACTGGGCAGAATTTTTTTCCGAAAATTTACGGCGTCACTGAAGAACAGGATCAGCTCAGGTACGTCCCACATGAAGTGACCTTTGATCTTGGCTAACTCACGTTGGACATTCGTCATTGCCTCACTGAACTTACTGACGACCATGATGACGTCGTCACCCCAGTCAATATCTGTCTCAGCTCCAGCGCAGGATTTATAAACGATGTAGTCGGCGTCAACTAGAAGTTTCATCAATGGACCTCCGACCAGTTCTTCCCTTGCTTTGCTTCGGCAGCGATGGGGACTCGTAAGTTGTAGTACTCTCCAGCCGCTGCTGCGCTGTATACCAGGGATGCTGATAGGTCTGCTGCATGGGCGGGGTGGCACTCGAATTGCAGTTCGTCATGTACAAATGCAAGCTGTGCACAGCACAACTTTGTAGATTCAATAGTTTGTTGGTTGATAAGCAGCCAACGCTTCGCGATGGTGCCGGCTCCTGACTGGAGCAAGTAGTTCAATGCTTTGTGAGAACTATCAAGAGCGATCTTTCGACCGTCTATCGATCTGACAAAGCCCTTCTCAGACGCCTTCTTGATTGCCTCAAGAAGTTCCGCAAGTCCATCAATAGCAGAAACAAACGCCGCTCTAATTTCCTTGCCCTTCGATTTCGCATTGCTATCACTTAAGGCAGAGTCAAAGGAATGTCCGATTTTGGCGTCACCTGCACCGTAGAGGAAGGCATAAGTGACTGTTTTAACTTCGCGCCTGCTGATTCCAATCTTGTCTGCGTTGACTTGATGGATGTCTCCATTGAGGAGTATGTCCGCATAGCGTCCGTTGTCATATCTCGCGAGGTAATGAGCGAGCATCCGCAACTCGATGCCACTAAGATCGGCACCCACCATGACTTGACCAGGCGACGGAATAAATAGTTCTCTGAATTCATGATCACTCGGGCACTGCGCCAGGTTTGGTTTACGGTGTGCACATCTGTGCGTGTTTGTAGCAACTGAACAATGATGATGAATACGATTAGCACTCGTACATAGCTTCAGCCATGCGTTCGTGCCTTCCGAGATCATCCCCAATTTCTTCGTAATATCGAGACACTTGAGAAAAGCCAGGGCTATCTCCGTCCCAATATCCTTCAGAATCACTTCGTCGATGATGGGCTTCCCAGTAGGACTCATCTCCGTCGGATTCCAACCATGAAATGTTTGCAGGATCCATGAAATATGGTCGCGTGAGGTTGGGTTTAACTCTTTCAGTTTGGTGAACGTACATCCTTCTACGTATCCAGAGGTCTTGTTATTTCGTTTAGGAGTAAACTCTGATCCTTTAACGAAAGGGTGTTTGTCGCGTAGTAGTTGACAAGTTTTTTCAAGCTCTGATCTGAGAGACGATGCAAGTTGCCATGCAGCATCGACATCAAATCTCCATCCATGTAGTTCTTGTTTTGTGAGAATGGTTGCTACGTCATGCTCTAACGCGACCCAGTCAGGTAGGGGTGGAAGTGATCGCATAGTTTTTTGGTGACGTTTACATCTTGTATGCAGTAGTCCTGCATTTCTTGTGACCAGTTTTTCCAGTCAGTGTCTTTACCGAATGAGCCTTTGAACTCAGCCAGTCGGTAGCCGTAACTCTCAAGACTGTGACGCCCCCACATGTATGAAGGCATCTCTCTCCATTTCCCGAGGTACTTACCTTTTTGCTTAGGACCACGGTCCAGGTCCAGCATGTCTGCGTGGTACAGGCGTGACAGCAGAAGCGTGTCTACTACCAAGCCTTTCGGGTTAAACCATGCGTAAATTTTTCGTAGGCACGGTATGTCATAACCAATGACGTTGTGACCACAAATAATCTCAGCATCTTCCAGGAGCTGAACACCACGAGTGATGGGTTCCTGATCGCCTTGATCATTGAAGACATACGTCTTGTCAGCCTCAGAATCGTAGATGACAAGACAGTGGATACAGGTGACATCATCTAACAGTCCGTCACTTTCCAGATCGAAGACCAGCATTTTTCCAGTTGTATGTTTTGTCCACAAACTGAGCACGACGTACCATCGCCTCAGTCGGAGGCTTAGGTTTAGAAATCGGTTGTTGCGTCGAACTCAGCTTCGATTGCAGTTTCATGGAATTTGCAGGTAGATAGGTCGTAATTCAGCTTGCAGGCGACACCAACTTCGCCTGAATATCGATTTTTAAGGACGCGCACAGTCGTAGAGCCTGATTCAGATCCACTCTGCTGATCTCGTTCGAGCGCAATACATGCGTCGCTGAGTTGAGCAATAGAAGCAGATCCTCGAAGCTGTCCGAGTGTGACGCGGGCTCCTTCCTCGTGGTTGACATCGCCAGAAGTCCTACGTAAGTGAGATACCAGAAATAGTGAAATCCCTGTTCGCTCAGTAAGGGATCTAAGTTTTGTCATTGTCTGATCAATCATCTTGCGCTCGTCGTTGATACCGTCGAGGCCAGACAACAAGATTGACAGGTGATCGAGGAAAACAACCTTGGTTTCAAGGCCGCTTGCCATGTATTCGATACGGTTATAGATGTGATCAGGGTCATAAGACCCGAAGCCATCAAACAAATGTAGGTTCCAGTTCGCGATCGTGTTATCGAAAGCTTCTACTAGCTCAGCTCGATCGTGTTCGCCAAGGTGTAAACTTCTTCCGACTGCTGCTGACATAAGTCCGAGAGCTGTACGTCGATTTGACTCTTCAAGTGCCAAGTAACCGACCCGTTCTCCTTTGTTAAGCAGGTGAGTACATAAGTCGCGACAGAAGGACGATTTTCCAATCCCTGATCCCGCAGTAATTGTGACAAGCTCTCCGTACCGTATCCCGTGAAGCTTGTTTTGTAATCCTTGAAAGGGGTAGTCATGATCTGATGGTGGGGTGGGAGTTGTGATGACATCGATGAGCGATTTGGCATCAACAATCCCGTCGGGTTTGTATTGCGTGTGCTGGAAGTTGCAGACAGCTCGAATTGCTTCGGTGTCACCAGCCTGTAATGCCTCTGAGGCATCCTTGTAATCGTCTAGGAAGCCGATGTAAACCTTGCCAGGTGGCATCACACCGGCAGCTTCCTCAGCGCCTTTGTGGCCCGCTTCATCGTTATCGAAGAAGAGGACAATCTTGTCGTAGTACTGGAGCCATTCGTAGTTGTTTTGAATAGCTTTCTTGGCCGCGGCAGCTCCATTAGGTATGGAGACCACGTCCCAGTATGGTTGGGCTTCCCAGACGGACATAGCGTCCATCTCGCCCTCTGTAATCACAAGCTTTTGCGTCTTGTTAGACGTCTTGTGACGGTAGTTCTGCATCCCAAAGAGGGTTTTGACCTCACCCTCACAACGGAAATCCTTCTTAGGTGTCCTTACTTTTGCTCCAACAGGCGATCCAGTGCCGTCGAAGTAATAGTGGCGTAGAAGTTCTCCGTCTCGGTAGGTCTTGAAGAGTTCACAGGTTTTTTCTGTGATTCCTCTGGAGTGCAGCCTTCCGGCTGATCCTTGTAGTCGTACATTTTGCACGCGATGGTGAGTGTGATTTGTAGCGGTTCCGTCCGCGGGTTTGTAGTAATTGCATTTGTGGCAAAACTCATGCCCGTCTGTGTAGATGCTGTTTGCATCAGATGATCCACACTCCGGGCAAGGTATATGCCTGATAAATTCAGAGTCGCTCACAAGAGCCAATCAAGGGGGATATTTGCGAAGGACGTCCACTTGATGCCTAACTTGTCGCACCATTGTGCGTACGTCGTCTTCGATTTTTTTGAGATTGTATTGAACGGTGCCTGAAAGACCATCCGAAGATCAATGTCAGGGTTTTGTTGGATGACTGACTTGATCTTCTTTCGGTCCTTGGAGTCCCAGTAACCCTTGGCTTCAAGCCACACTCCATTCGGAAGAATGAAGTCAGGCGTGTAGTTGTGTTGGATTACATAGGGAACCTTTGTACTTTCGTACTCATATTTGACACCCAGTTCTACGAGAAGATCAGCGATCCTCTCTTCGAGACCGGATCGGAAAGCCATCAGAAGTCGACGTCACCCTCTGGTGCAGCGGTGACAGCAGGCTCTGATGCCTTGAATCCTTTGGTCTTGCCGAACAACTCGGCCACATCCACGTCATCCATGTCGCCGGTATCGATGCCAGCAGAGGTAGACAGGGTCACGACCTGGACGCCTTGCAGCTTCAGGCTGGTGCCATAGGTCACCTTGTCCTTGAGGATGTAAGGCTTTTGGAAGAAGGCCAGCTTGACCTTGCAACCGGAGTACAGCGGAGTGTTCTCGTCTTCGATCGGTGTGCCTTCGGTATCGACGATGCCAGGCTTCATCTCCTCATTCCAGGAGAACTTCACGGTGTACTTGCCTTCGGCTACCTCTTCCCAGGGTTCGGGCTTGAGGGTCGAACGCTTCGGATTAGCAAGCTTTGATTCAGCCCACTTCAGACAATCGGCACGCTCAGCTTCGAGCTGATCGACGACGTCCTGGCCGACTACGGCCTTCAGGTTGTACCCGTACTTGCCGGGCTTCAGTACTGCCTGGAACCCTTCGAGGACAACAGGCTGTTCAGTAACAATGGTGTTTCTTGCCATTAACAAAAGAAATAGGTGGAGTCAATCACGTTCGCTGGCTTCAGCGTGTCGATGATCGGTGGTTTAGTTTCTGCCCCAATGTGATGGGCAAAAGTTGTCAGGTAGTCATGCTCCGCAAATAGGTGCATGTATGTCTCACGAACAATGGCTGATAAAACAGACATGTCAGTAGCACGACAAAGTACCGAGTCGTGTATGAGGGAAATCGGTGCGTTGAAGCGCAGCGCAGATAAGTGCAGGAGGCTTGCATCTAGCGAGTGGATAAGGTTCGGAGCTGTTGCATTTTTATGGTGGTTCTTATCAACCTTGTCGCCTTCTTCAGTGGCAACCTTGATCTGTACACGACCCATCAGTTGCAACTCAATGTTCTGAACCTTGGGCTTCATCAACCTTTGACTGACGGTGAAGCCTGACGGTGTCATCCATTCAAGAGAGGTGGCACCACGGTCAATAGCCTTGGCGACCTCCTGCTCAATCCACTTCATGACTTTCATGGGACCAGGGACAATGACGTCCATGGCATCCCGTACAGCTTTGACTGTTGCAGTGAGATCGTCCTTCTCTACTTCGACACCCTTTTCTTTCAGAGCTTCACGTATGTAGCCTCGATTTGAGAAGGGTTTAGCGTTGTAGGGGACAGTCATGACCGTTCTTTTGGTCGTTTTTCTGTCCATGTGAGGACGTATGCACTCAGGCACATGTGGTTTAGCTTGTTCAGCAATAACCTTGTATGCATCCTGAGGTTTATCACTAGGCAAAACATTCACAAGCTTTGCCGTTGATGCATCTCTTGCAAGACCTGCAAGTATTTGCAGACCACTACATGTAGCGTCAACAGCTACTGGCAGGTTTGTGTGATTACGATCGCACACAATGATGCAATGAAAGTATTCATCACATGCTGCCAAGAAGGTCCATGGTTCATCTGCGACCTCCCATTCGTGTAGATAACCAATCGGATCAAGAGCAATGCTTTCGATCAGGTCATGGTTGTCACGTGTCCATTCAAGACGTTCTTGCATGGGTGCCTTGTCCAGGCCATAGGTAGTGGCGACCTGGAAGGCGAGCCAATCTTCTGCCTCGGGTGTCATGAACGACCCCTCATGGAACTTAAGTAATGACTTACCGAAGTCCGTATCTTGTGGCGTAAGAAAGGCTGGGATAGGGTAAGCCCTACCCCTGTAATCGAAGCTCCAAGGAATGTAGAACTTGTCTACATCCTGGAATACTTCCACTGCGTTCATGGTCATCCTTGTACGACATGACCGCTGAAACGCTTGTGCGTTGTAGTTGTATGCCTCTGCTGCTGCACGACGATAGGACATTTCACTGTCCTTGTTGTCATCAATGTCAGCAGGTTTGGGTGGTAGAGGCATCTCTACTTGAGGGACAAACTTACCTACCTCAGTACGTTTCTCCATCAATGTCCGTGCGACATCAACGATGAAAGGATTGAGGGTGTATGCAACCTTCTGAATCTTGTTCAGAAAGTTGATTGGAGTTTCTCCCTGTATACGGCAGGGGTTACCGCGCCGGACCATGTCGTATCCACGCATGACCTCGTTGAGCAAGTAACCGCCTGGCCTTTCGGTGTCCCAATCATTCGGAGGGATCAGCATCGGCCAGGCCAACGGGCTGAACAGCTCCGCCTGGGCCATGACCTGATCCTTGATCTCCATGAATCCAGGTGAAGGGATCACGTAGGTCGGTGTCTTCCTGCCTTCACGGCGCACGTCAAGTAGGAACCAGCCGCTGACTTCGCAGATGCAATCCAGCAACCAGCCACCGAGCTTGACCCTGTTGGCACGTCCCCAGCACTCCCAGTGCGGCACGTCGTATCGGTTCATCAATGTCGTGATGACCTTGACCTTCTGATGGGTGCCGCTGGAGCTGTGGAAGTAGTTCTCCTTGAGCGTGTGCAGCAGGCCAGGCACCTTTGCCTCGTAGTGGCGCATCATGCACTCGTTCTCGACCGCTTGGCCGATGGCATCTGTGACGTTAGGCACAAGTGTCGAAGCCTTTTTGGTGGCAAAGACCTTGTCGAACGTGACCTTGCAAGCAATGGCCGCGGCCACCTCTGGCTCCACGTCCCTCAGGTACTTGTGGATGTCCCTGAAAGCGACACCAGCCTGACCCTTGCGAAGTCTTAGGCGAGTGTCCTGAATACGTGCCACCACAAGAGGCAAAAGCTGCTCAATAGAAGCCACGCCGTAGGCAGTAGCAGACGCATACTCTTTGTCTTCAAGTTTGTTGGTGTTGTCTCGGATCTTTTTGAGTCCTTGACGTATTTGTTCTCGCTCAAGATCAACCTGAGCACTTATTTCTGCCGGTGTTGCCAATAGTGAGACTGAGCTAGATCTACAAATTAGTTCTGTGCACGTAGGCACAGGTGAGTGTGAAAGAAAGGCCAGGGGTTTAGCCCTGACCTGTGCAAATGCTGTTAGATCACAGGATCGAACCTGAAACTAGCGCGTCTACCAATTCCGCCACATCCGCGTGGGGATTCCAGCGAGTCGCAGCCTTGAGACTGGGCTGCTGCTGGACTGGGAAATGGTACTACGGCGAGTTCCTAGTCTCGCTAGATCACTGGCATTTGCTGGATTGCGGTCTGTTTTGCCTCGGCTGAGACCTTGGCGTACCGCATGGTGGTCTTGATGTCGTTATGACCCATGACCTCGGCAACCTGGTGCAGTGGTGTGCCGTTACCGGCGAGCATCGTGCAGAAGGTGTGCCGCAAGGTGTGGAAGAGATAGTTCTCATCCAGGCCGATAAAGGCCGTCACCTTTTTGAGTTGACGCAGGAGTGTGTCCTTGTTGTCGAACTCCCAGAACACACGGTCATCGATTGCATCAGCCACACGTCGCTCAAGCATGGGCTTGATCTGGTGGTTGATGGGCACTGTCCGTGTGGTGTTGTTCTTGGTCTTGTGGACGTGGATGACGTTGAAATTGAAGTCGACGTCACTTGTCACAAGCCGTAACACCTCGCCCTCACGCATCCCTGTATGCACGGCAAAGAGGATGATGTCCCCCAGCTCCGGCATACGGAAGATGGTGTTTGCGGCCTTGACCATCTCCTGTAGTTGATCGACCGTGTAGAAGAACTCACGTGGTGGTGCTTCCTTCTTACGCTCGAAGGTGTCAGGAGTGGCAATCAGCTTGCGGCGTGCACAGTGGCGGAGCACGGTCGACACAGCACTGATGCACCTGTTGATGGTGCCAGGGCTTTTGCCTTCCTTCTCCAGCTCATGCACGTACAAGTCCATGAAGGCTTGGTCGATCTTGGAAACACGCAAGCCACGCCCGTAGTGACGGGTGAAGTGACTGGTGTTGATGATCGCTGTGGGGCGACCATTTCCGTGCACCCAGGTGTCCCGTGTCTTCAACGTGTAGTCGAGACACTGACCCCAGGTTTGATAGTCAGCCATAAAGAGATGTCTGTAGGCGTTTGGCAAGGTGCCTGCCCTGTTGGGTCAGGCGATACATCACTCTTCTTTTGTTGGTTGGGTCCAGCTCCTTGGTGAGTAGCCCCAGGCCAGGCTTGCGAAGAGTTTGTTTGTCGAGCAGCCAATCGGCTGCACGTGAGCAGTTGGACGTGCTGATCTCCAGGTCTTCCTCGATCGCTTGCTTGTGACAATCGTCGTGGGTGGCGACGTACAGGAAGATGCTGAGAACAGTGGACGTCATGTCCGGGTCACGAACACGGATCTCTTCAATCACCTCCAGAAGAGGAAGAAGGTCGTCGTTCGTCACCTCCCTTCTCAGAGGATTCATGTCTGGTGGGGATGTGGCCTCCGCACTCTAGCCGAAATTTGCCTAGGTGCACAGACACATCGAAAAAGGATTCTTTGTCAAGCCCCAAGTAGAAGTTCTTGAGGCCAAGGATTGTGGTCAAGTTGTGTCCAGTCCAGCGAGTCAAGCTTGTTGAATGTAGGTGAGAAAAGTTCTCAAATTTCTACACCAGGGGCGTGAATTTTACCGACTCAGCTGTATCATCTGATACTTGCTCGGCCAGGAGTGAAACGATTTCCTCTCGGTGTGGATGCATCTCGATCTCGTCAAGCAGGGTCTGGAGACGGAAGTTAAAAGTAGCTTCACTCATCTGAAATGTTCTCGGGGTGTACGTAGTGGATGGTGTCGTGTGTACAAACAACAAACTCATGTGAAAGTTTGTTCATGTATTCAGTGACCTTGGCCTCGGCAGCATGTTGTCTTTTGTAGACATGCTCTTTGACCTTGCGGGTCTTCAAATGTGTGGCGCGAATGATGCAGCAAACATCAGCAGGAATTTCCCAAGCTGCGATCTTCCACTCCATGATTTCTTCAAAGGTGTGTGTGTCGAAGAGTTCAGCAGGTGCTTCCTTGAACTTCTTCCAGTTGTTTGGAAAGTATGGTGGTTTACCACTCATCAGATAACCTCACGTCTACAAGTTTTAGAGTTCTATCTTCGGCCAACTCCAGTGCACTCCATGCGGCTTGCTCTGAACTTCGAGCGAGGATGTAGATAACTTCCCCACTAGATAGTGTCACGTTGTATTCACGTAGCGGCCTTGGGTTTACGTCTACGTGCTGGTCTGGGTTTGGGCGGTGGTTTGTCATTAGCATCCATGCAACTGAGAACATCACTTTTCAAAATAGTTTTGTACTTGTCTGCCCACATGTGGTCAGGGAAATGATGTAGCCAGCACGCAATCGCATTGCGTACTAACCACTCGTTATTTTTGGTCACGTTTGTAATACCTATAAGTGATGCGATTTGAGCGTTGCCATACAGTTGCAGTGGCAAATAGTCCGACCATGCCAATCACGGCCATGATAATTGTGGATTCAGTCAACAGAAATCAGGATGATGTGTACAGAGTTGTGCATTGCGTTGCTCGATCACGCCCTTGAATGAGTTGATGCCTGCGTTGCCTATGTATGCACCTAGGCACAGGACCAGAATGGTGAGTGTGATTCTCATTCCATGTGCTCCATGTGATCACACATAGCCTCGGCCAGCTCATCAGGTGTGATGCCTGCCTCGAAGATTGCAGCAGCTAATGCACGTGCTGTTGCATAACGTGCATAGCTATGTAACTCAGGCTCGGCCTTGTGATCATCACGCTTGAATGACACAACGTTGTTGTGTGCTTCCATGAACTTGTCCATGATTAGTTAATGCGAGTGAATGAATTGTCAGAGTTGGCATTGAATACAACACCATCTGTGTCCTTGAAGATGCACTGCCATGCGCCAATAGGTAGGCGACATTGTGCATCTAACTGTGAATCACCTGGCATACGTGCAACTCGATAGATGAACGCATCCATGTCTATGAATGTGTATTCAGTCACTCCTTTGCCTTAGCTTTGGCTACAAGTTTGTCACCGTACTTGTCTTGTTCCTCATTCAAGGAAGCAATCTGTTCAGTGAACATGTCATATTGAGCAGCAAGGTTTGCGACCTTGATACACTTTTGTATCATCAGCTTCTCGATCTCTTCACCTGCGTTGTGGTATGTCCAGAACCAGGACTCACCATCTTCGCCAGTCTTATCTTCTAAGACCTTGTCAACTTCACCAGAAGTATCTTCAAAGTCCCAAGACTTTCGACGTGTGAGATCAAGTGACGCCTGAAGGTTCACGATCTGCCGCATTGTCACGCATTGCTGTGTGTTAGTGCGGCTACGTGCACGGTGAGCTGACTGAATCTTAGTAGTGAATTGTTTATACTTAGGGTCAGCTTGCTTCAGTGCGTGCTGTTGCATTGCGTCCATGATTGAGTGATAGCCCCGCTCAGTGCGTGGGCAATGACACGCCCAGGGCTTGCACCTGGGAGAGAGCTTGTCTCTCGTGCCTATCTGCACAGGTCAGGCAACGATTGTGTTGACTGTCTTAGCAGCAGTGCCGTGTGCCTGGAAGGCAACAACACAGGTGCGCTTGGCTTGCGAGCACAGCTTGCAATCAGCACAGTTGGTATCACGTGATTGTGCAGGACAAAGCACAACCTTGTGACCATCAGGTGTGCACTCAGGCACAGGTTGGTTGTTTGGTACAACCACAACAGCAGGTAAACCCTGCTTGATTGCATCATCTGCTGCACTGAGTGATTCAGTGCTGGCATTGATAGTGAAACCTTGACGATTTGCACGCTTGATGATGTCAACGTTGTGCTTGTTCAGCACGTGATGCGTGTATGTGTAGCCACGCTTGCCAGTGTTAGCTACAACCAGGTGTGCCATCAATGCGTGGTCGATGTCACCGAAGGTGTGCGGCAAGTCACCGGCTTGATTGTGTCGCCATACCTGACGATCAGGCAGAGCCTGGATGAAGTCACACAATCCCTGCCAATCAGTGCCACGCTCACCGGCTGAGACCTTGCGCCAGTGCAGGGCGAGTGGCCCTGACTTGGCATAGCATCCCTTACCTATGAACGGGCAGGTTGGTGCACAACTAGATTGCTCTGTTGTGGTGACAGGAATTGGGCCAGTCTTCTTGTTAGAAGATTTGGCAGTGATGTGTACGTACATGTGAATGGGTAGATGTACAAAGCTGTAGCCAGGCATTGCACCTGGCTTGCGAGCTATAACTCAGACAGCAACAGGCATCTCGCTGGCCTTGAGTGCACCAGTGCTGATGCAATCACCCAGGCAGCGAGTCTTGCAATCGAAGGGAAGCAGGTTGTTATTAACCCAGAAACCCAGTGACATGTTGGGCTGTGCCAACAGGTTGAGGATTGCACGACGTGATACGTGTGTGTAGTGGTAGATATTGCCTTTGGCATATGCAACTTGCACAAGACCACGGACAGGATCTACGACCATACGCTCGACACAGTCAGAGGTACGGCAAGAAATGTTGATGAACAAAATGATAATTAAGCGAGTGAATAGTGCGTCCTTGATGACGCAATACCTAGCAGCCCGACTCAAACGGGCAGGGCGTCGGTGCACCGTGCAGGTTGCCATGAGCAAACAAGGCGTGTGGCTCCGCCATCCTGTGCAGTTTGGCACAGGTCATGAACACATCCAGGCCGGCCAACTGGTCAAGCACCTCCTGGTCCTACGCTCTGGTTCAGATGACTGAACCGCGGCGTCGCAACGGATTATGCAGTTGTCAAGGTTCAGACTTGAACCTATGCCAGACGGCACAGGATGTCAAGCAATGTGAGGAAATGCAAACCTGAAGGGTCACCGGTTGGCTGTCTCTCTCTCTTCTGGTTGAAGGATCGAGACTCTCCTCCCCCTTAACAGGGAGAGTCGAGATACTCAACCTTCAAGAAGAGAGGAGGTCTGACGATACAGGTCGAGGCTGGTGGACAATCGACCAAGCTGCACATCACCAGGTCAGATCCCAGTCATTGCAGTGCTTATCATCTTTGCTTATCGATGTTGTGATGATTGATTAGCGTAGCTAAAAGGTCGCGACAGATCGCGCTAGATTGATACCACCGCGTGAATCCAACTACCGCGCCCGCCTGACCCGCGCAGTACCCTAAAACCCAGTCATAGCCACTAGATCTGTGATCTAGCTGGGCAAAAACAGGGGGTGCCATGGGGGTCAGCGGCCTGCCCTGCCGTATAGATATAGGCTTCAGACATTTTGGTCAAAATTTATGACCCTGTAAATGACGTACGACACCCCTATAAGCAGGACGACATTCATCCAAATGATGCTCCAGACAACCATGACTACCCGTAATGACCCTCAAACACCAAAGGAAAATGCGTTTTTAGGAGTTCTTTGCACTCATCAGCAATGATCTGGTGTTCAAGCTGTGTACCGTTCGCACATCGCAGGTCGCAGTAGTGCAACCAGGACCGCAAAGTCCCATTCATGTACAAACGAGTGGGTGTACTCAGGGGTAACACTTCACGTGCACACTCTTTAGCGACACCTGCTGCAAGCATTTCGTTGTAGAGCTTGAATGACAGGTCATATACCTGATCAGCTTTGATCTGAAAATCCTGTGTGGTGTATGGATCAATATCATCCACACTGTTCTGCCGATTCTTAGTATCTTGCCGACGAACAGCAAGAGCACTGGGTTTATCGAGAGCTTTGGCGTACCGTTGAGAAAACTCTTGGAAGCTGAAGCTACGGTGCCTAAGGATTTGAGCTGCGATACTCCGAGTAGTGTTGATTTCTACGCACATGTTCACCATCTCAAATGGTGACCAGTGTTTATGTTTGATGAGATACCTGATCAACCTTGCACTGGTCTCAGTGTTGTGTTGATTCTCAGGATTTGACACACGTGCCATGTAGGCAACGAGGTTATCTCCATCAGGAGTTGAATGGACGTACTTAACGTGGTGGGACATACAGTAGTAAAGGAGTCACAGTATTGATCCACGTATGTGAGTCAATATGTTGTCTAGTTTCAGTAGATAAGGGGACTCGAAAGTCCCCAAGTCACAGGAGGTCCACCCTTCCTCCTGTATACGGCAGGGGTTACCGCTAAACCCAGGTGGGGACTCCGTTTTTGTCGTCTCCTCTGGATTGTCGTCTTTGCTCCATATTCAGGTTGAATACGAGGTGGTCAGCAAAGCAATCACGGTCGTCTTCCCAGTTGGTTACGAGGTCTATCCATTCATCACGACGTCGATCAATGATCTGTTGCTGTGCTGAGATAGATAAAGCGTCAGTAAAGTATTTGACACCCTGAGATAGAGCATCAATACGGTCATCGTGCCGAACAGCGCCTTTTTCACGACA